GTAGCACAACCTGTTACTGAACCTTCTCTCATTTTTAGGGGCGGAAGTGTTGATCCAATGGCACTTGGTATTTCCAAGGGCTTGACGGTTGACCACCATATAAACCGGGAGATTCTAGACTTAGCTGTACGGGATCTTTCGACTTGTATTAACTCCTATCACTCTTCATTCAAAACGAGAAATTCGCTGCTCTCTGAGTATGAGATGGTGAACGGCATACCCGGCACCCTCATTAAACGAATTGATCTTTCTACTTCTGCAGGTTACCCCTATTGTTTGGACGGTCGGAAAACCGACTACCTGCAAGGCTCTCATCCAAATTATCTACCTACTCCGTTTTTACGGCGCGTTGTTGCTGAGCGTGAGAAGCAACTATCTCAAAATATTATTCCAAATTTTGTAGTTCTGGACACTTTAAAGGACGAACGCAGACCAATTGTGAAGGTTCGAGAAGGTAAAACTCGAGTCTTTTCCTGCGGGTCCCTGGATTTAACTCTACTTGTCCGGAAATATTTCATGGTAGGCATGGCACATTTAATGGAGAATTGTGTGAAAGGTGAAGTTTCAGTTGGAATCAATCCCCATGGTGACGATTGGGGTGCAATGTACACACATCTAAGTGCTATTGGTCAGAATTGGATTGCTGGCGATTATGGGGCGTATGACAAACGTATGCCCTACCAAATTCTAATGGGCGTTGCGGAGGTCTTCAACAACTTCTACAACGATTCTGAAGAAAATCAAAATATTCGCCGAAATTTGATGACGTCAATGGCAAGTTCAACTCATCTCTGTGGTCAAACTCTTTATCGCATTCATCACGGTATGCCTTCAGGTGTACCTATCACAGCTGTAGGTAATTCAGTCGCAAATTCACTATTGTTTCGCATCGCTTTTCTTTCTATTGGTTACGACACGATCGGGGAGGCGCAAACTAAAATGTACTTTCGGGAATTTTCGAAATTAGTATGTTTTAAAGCGTACGGGGATGACCATCTAGCTACAGTCTCCCCCGTTATACCCTGGTTTAACATGAATACATTGTCAAAATTTTTCACATCTATTGGAATCGAATATACTGACGCAACCAAACGAACTATTTCTGTCGATTATATACCAGTCAACGAAGTACAGTATCT